GCCGATGTGGACGCGCTGATGCGTCTGGCCGAAATGTGGCCCATCAGCCTGCGCCCCATCAAGGTTAAGCGCGAACCCGACGAAACCGCCCTGAAGCAAATCCGCGCCGAACGCCCGGACCTTTGGCGCGTACTTGCCACCGTGGTTACGGTGAAACCCGCAAAAACGCATTTTACCGTGGAGGCCAGCAGTGGCGTTTGATCTCAAGAGCATCAAGAAGAACGAAAGCATCGCTGCCCCGCGCGTGATGTGTTACGGGGTCGAAGGTATAGGCAAGACCACCTTCGCAGCCGGTGCGCCCTCGCCCATCTTTATCCGTACCGAAGATGGCCTGGGCAGCATCAAGGTTGACCACTTCCCGCTGGCTGAAAGCGCCGACAACGTGCTGGAGGCCATTGGCTCGCTCTACAAGCAAGACCACGCCTTCAAGACCGTGGTGGTGGACAGCCTGGACTGGCTCGAAACCCTGATCTGGCGCGAAGTCGAGGCAAAGCATGACGCCAAAGACCTGGCCTATGGCAAGGGCGCAATGATCGCGGCGGACAAGTGGCGCACGGTGCTGGACGGTTTAAACGCTCTACGGAATGACAAGGGCATGTGCGTCATTCTCATCGCGCACAGCAGCATCAAGCGGTTCGACAGCCCGGAAACGGAACCGTATGACCGCTACCAGCCGAAGCTACAGGACCGCTCCAACGCGCTGATCCGCGAATGGGCCGACGCGGTGCTGTTTGCCAACTACAAGACGATGATCCGCAAGGACGATGTGGGATTCAACAAGACCGTGGCGCGTGGCGTGTCCACTGGCGAACGCCTGCTGTTCTGCAACGAACGCCCGGCATACATGGCGAAAAACCGCTATGGCCTGCCCGACTCAATCCCCCTGTCTTGGGATGCCTTCACCAACGCTATACAGAACTGAAAGGAAACGAGCCTATGCCTACATTTAGCTTTGACGTTAACGAGGCCGCGCCCCGCGTGTCCAAGTCTTTTGAACCGCTGCCGCGTGGCCTGTATGACGCAATGATTATCGAAACGGCCATCAAGCCCACAAAGCGCGGTGACGGTGAGTACCTTGCCTGCACGTTTGAAATCATTGATGGCCCGCACGCTGGTCGCCGTCTGTGGCAGAACCTGAACCTGTCCAACCCTAACAAGCAGGCAGAGGACATTGCGCGGGAAGAACTAAACAACATCTGCGCGGCTATCGGTATCCCAAAGGGCACCAAGCTGTCCAACACCGAACAGCTACACGATGTTCCGCTGGTGGTGGACGTTGGCATTGACGCCAAGGACACCACGCGCAACCGCATCTTTGCCTATGTTCAGAAATCGGCGTCGTCTACCCCCACCACGGCCAAGGCTGATAACAACAAGAAGCCCTGGGAGAAGTAGCGATGACGACATGGGTGCCCGACAGCCAACACACAACGCGCCAGAAAGTTGCGGACTGGTGGCAGTCAAAAACAGACCAGCCGCGCTATCACCTGGGCGCGTCGGCTATCGGGCACCCATGCGAACGCTACCTGTGGCTGACGTTCCGCTGGGCGCACAAGCCGGTCTTTGAGCCGCGCGTCCTGCGCCTGTTCGATACCGGCAAGCGGGAAGAAGCGCGGGTGTACGAAGAACTGCGCGGCATTGGCGTGGAACTGCACACCGATGAAGGCGGCAAGCAAATCGACTGCCGGGACGAAAGCGGCCATTTCGGCGGCAGCGTGGACGGCATCGGCAAGGGCTTCCCCGAAAGCCCAAAAACATGGGCGGTGCTGGAAATCAAGACGCACAGCGCCAAATCGTTCGCGGACTTACAGAAGAAAGGCGTCAAGGAGTCCAAACCACGCCATTATGCGCAGATGCAGGTTTACATGGGCCTGCAAAAGCTGACGCGGGCGATGTATTACGCCGTCAACAAGGACACCGACGACACCTACACGGAATGGCTGCACTTTGACCAAGCGGCGTTCGACGCGCTGATAGACCGCGCCCAGCGTGTCGTAAAAGCAACACGCCCGCCTCCGCGCATTAGCGAAGACCCGGCATACTTTGAGTGCAAGTTTTGTGACCAATATCTCATTTGCCATCAACAGAATATGTCCAATATGTCATGTCGCACCTGCTGCCACGCCACGCCAGTGGAAGGCGGAAAGTGGAACTGCGACGAACATAAGTCAGAGTTATCTGGTTTGAAGCAGGCAGCGGGTTGTGACGATCATTTGTTTGTGCCGGAACTGGTGCCCTTTGGCGAGCCGGTGGACGCTGGCGAAGGATGGGTTGAGTACAAGCACAAGGCCAGCGGGCGATTGTTCAAGAACGGCCCAGGCCACTACAAAAGCCGGGAACTGCGCTTGGCTCAATCGGCCATGACCGCCGCCCCAATAATTGACGCAGTAAAAGACACTTTTAAGGGGGCAACGATTGTTGCCGTCCGCCCTGCTGGTGGGATGCGCAAGAAGAACCTTGCCGAGATACCAGTAGTTACCGACGATGAGTTGAACGACGAAATACCATTCTGAGAGGGGATGATGCGATGGGTAGCCAATTTGAACCGTTTAAGTAGGGAGCATTTCAGTGATTGCGGAGATAGCACAAGGGCAGTGCGACCTTTTCCAAAAGGCAGGCGGCGGTTCAACTCCGGCCTCTCCGCTCCATTTTATGTCTGTTGTGCCGATAACAAAGGCAATGGCAGAAACCTTTGTTCTGGCAAAGCACTACTCAAAGCGGGCGTCTATTTTCTGGGCCGGGTTTGGGCTTGTGATCGACGGCAAGATTGAGGGCGTCGTTGTGTACGGCCAGCCATCCCCGCCGATCCAAAAGCACTCTTTCCGCGATAGGGACTTTCGGCTTTATGAGTTGTGCAGGCTGGTAGTGCAAACAGAAGAAAAGAACGCGGCATCATTCCTTGTCGGACGCTCTTTGCAGATGCTCGAAAAGCCATGCGCGGTAGTTTCATACGCCGACACTGAATGGGGTCACGCGGGTATCATCTATCAGGCGACAAACTGGCTTTACACCGGGGCGACCAAATCTCACGACCACGCCTATCTTGTGGACGGCAAGCGGGTCCACCCGATTACGCTGCGCGATAGGGGCATCACCGATCCGAAGCGGTGGGCAAAAGAGAATGGCGTCCAGACTTTGCCGCCTATGGAAAAGCATAGATATTTTTTCTTGGCCGGCGACAAGAAACAAAGGCGGTCTATGCGCGAGCGTATGGCCTACCCGGTTTTGCCGGAATACCCAAAGCTGCCAAAGTCGAAATATGACAATGGCCCGCGCATTGAACTGTCAATCTGAGGAGCGACCATGCCGAAACCCAAAGAGCCGGAGGTATTCGTCCTTTACGCCGAAGCGGACTATGAGGGCATCCAATACCTGATCTCGGTTCACGGGACTGAGGCGGGGGCTGATGCTGCCCTGAAAGCAGAGGTAAAGGCCCGCCGCCACCGCAAGCGCGACTTAGATATTTCTCGCGCCAAGTATTTCAAATAGGGAGACTGGCCGTGAGTGATCCACGCCTCATAGATATTTCCGGCGAGAAGCGCGCCGAAACTGAAAAGGCAATTCAGATATTCGACGGCGCGCGAACGGCATGGGTGCCCAAGTCTCAGGTTGAGGACAACGGCGACGGAACATTCACAATGCCGGAGTGGCTGGCGAAGGATAAGGAGTTCATCTGATGGAAAAGCCGACAGTCGAAATCTGGGCAGAGGAAGAATACCGCGAGGGTGTTTCCGCTCATGCCGCCACGCGCCAGCTTATCCGGTCGCTGGGGTGCAGTGGATTTTACCCGACGCTCAAGCGGATGCTGGAAGACCTGTTGGCCGACGCCAACCGATCCAGCCACGAACACGCCATGACGAAGGATGCGCTTCGCACCGTCGTTCAATCTGTACCCAAGAATTGAAACAAGGGAGCGCGGCGTGACCAAAATACTCTGGTTCACAAAAGATGGGTCCGACATTCAGGACGTTGAATTGAGAAATGGCAAAGCAAACCCATTCGGCTGGTCAACACATGAAGTATGGGTGACGGCGCATACATCTGGCGGGATTGTGGACGAACACAAGATTGCCGACCTGTATTGCGGTAGTCCGATTAACGTAGCGCCGGGATATAGTTTCCGGTTTGAAGAAAAAAATAAGAAGGCGTTTGTTGCAGTTTGTTGAAAGGCATGAAGATGGGTGGCAGGACAAGCAGGAACAAGGGCGCGGGCGCGGAACGCGAACTGACGGCGCACTTGAGCGAGAAGTTGGGGCTTGACGTAAAGCGCAAGCTGGGACAAGCCCGCGACAGTGGCGATGACATACAGATCGGGCGCTTCCGCATCGAAGTGAAGCGCCGCGAAACATTGTCGATCATGCAATGGTGCCGCCAGGTGGAAGCCTGTTGTGGGCCGGGCGATGTTCCCATCGTAGCGTTTAGACAGAACAGCCAAGGCTGGCGGATTGTCCTCAAATTGGAGGACTTTCTGCCCTACCTACAGCACCAGTTGCAGGGGGATAGTGTTGACAAAACCGCAACAACAGGTTCTAATCCCACTGCCTGAAGCCGCCGCCCAGCTTGGGGTCAGCACCAACCCCCTGCGCCGGATGGTAACTTCTGGCCGCCTGCCCGCTTACCGATTTGGGTCTGCGTGGCGGGTGAACGTGGACGAAATCATTAACGCAACGAAGGTACAGACAACGTGGCAATAAACAAACGCGGTAAAACGTGGCATATCAGCGTCGTCCTCCCAGACGGGAGCCGCTACAGACGGTCTGCTGAAACTTCTGATCGCGCGGCAGCGAAGCAACTCCACGACCAGTTAAAGGCGCAGTTTTGGAGGCAGAAGCATCTGGGCGAAAAGCCACTGCGGTCTTTTGAGGAGGCGGCGGATCGCTGGCTGCGCGAAAACGCCGACATTCGCACCATACGGGACGCCACCCACCACCTAGACTTCTGGAAGTCCAAAGCGCAGGGTCTGGAATTGGGCCAGATCACCCGTGATTGGGTGGCGGACCAGCTTGACCGTCTGGTAACGGCGCGGGGCGCACCGGCTACCGGCACCAAGCAGAACTACATGATCACGCTGCGAAGCGTGATGAACACGGCCTGCGCGGACTGGGAGTGGATCGCGTCGGTGCCCAAGTTCCGTGCTTACATTGCCAAGCGCAAGAAAAGCAAGATTCAGGTTGCTACCCCGGCCCAGGCCCGTGCGCTGGTCGAATTGTTGCCGCCCGGCCTGAAGGAAGCCGTGGCCTTTGCCTTCCTTACGGGCCTTCGCAAGTCCAACGTCTTTGGCCTGACTTGGCAGCATGTGGACCTGGACCGGCGCAGGGCCTGGGTGCGCCCGGTAGACAGCAAGGCCGAAAACCTGATCGTCTGCCCGCTGTCCGGCCCGGTCATGGCTGTGCTGGGGGCGCTGCAAAGGCCCTACGCGGCGGGGCTGGTGTTTGGGGTCAAAGCCCCCTGCCATCACCAGTGGAAGCGGTATGTGGCCCGCGCTG